TTAGGTCTAGCGAAAGTACGCATACCACTGGTAGCTTTCTCAAAGAACCTAAACAGCAGTGTTTCCCACGGAACCTTAGCGTTTAGTATAGAACCAACTAGACGCTCCATGTCACCACTGAGTTTACCACACATCTTAGCAGCTTGTGCAGCTTGCGCTATCTTAATACGCCACTCAGCTTGATCTTGTGCCTGTTCAGCAGGGCTACCATCCGGTGCTTCTATATCGTCACCGATACCACCCTGTGTGTACCGCCAAGTACTACCCTTTGGCATAGGTGGTAACAAGTTGTAGATACTGTCAGTGTTGCCATCACCAGCATTGTAGAGGTCTTCGTCTAGTATACCACCCTCAATAAACTCACCGATACCCTCGTTAGTAAGTATCTGGTTGATCACAATGTCACCAGCTATGTTCCACAACTGTGGATCACGGCCCATGAGACGCCATATATGCTCCAGCATAGGGTGGAAACACTCATGAGCTACTAGAAACGTAACCTGAGCATCACGTAAACCGCCAAGAAAGTCAGGGTTGTACTTGATATGTTTGCCGTTAGTACACGCTGTTAGTATGGTGCTGTCAAACAGGGTTGGCATATTCAACGCTATAGCACCGAAGAAAGGATGGTCTAAGATCAGGCTAGTCTTGGCCTTAGATATTTTGTCGATTAGCACCTGCTTTTCAGCAGGTGATAGAGTTCTACTGTGGAAATCCACAATGGGTACGATTGAAGTCATACAATTATCCTCCTTGTATGGGTTATGATGGTTCCATAAACGCTGCCATCTGAGCAACAATATCAGATGCAGCTTGACCACGATCCTTACGAAAGACAGGATCATTACGGAAGTGATCGGGGTGGTAACCTGTAAGAGTACGCTCAACTTGTTGTCTCATGTCCTCTAGATTGGGATCATCAGCAAAGTTAAGACGCGGTAGTATAGAACAAAGTTCTGTCAACAACTCAATGGTACTGTTGTTGAACACAGCAGCGGGATCATTGAGCTTGTCAGCAAACCTTTTAGTACGATCATACAGACGCTGCCATACTTCTGTCATGGCAACCTGTGCAGCATCAGTAACTTCTTGTGTTACACTGTCACGTATAGCCTGTTCTTCTTCATCAGACATATCGTTGTAACGAAAGTCTTCAGCAGGCAAACTACTAGTACGCATGTTCATATAGAACGATGCTTCTAGGTTCTCTTGTGTAGGGTAGTCAGCAGCATTGAACCCCTTACCCAATGACACACTAGCAGCATGAACCATGTCAGAATAACTATCTGAAAACTTAGCAGCCATACCTAGAAACTTATGTCTGTCTTGTTTAAAGTCAGACACAAAGTCCATGTAGTTTCTAGTAGGTAAAATGTACGTACCTTTAATCCCCCAAGGTAACGTGTTGGTGTAGAACTTACTACGTATAGAGTTCTTCAGTGTAGTAATCTGTTTAAGCAAGTCTGCATTTGGTAGCAGTGATTTATAACCACGGATACTACCATCAACAGCACCGGCATCAGCTGTAAGTTTACTACTGATTGCTCTGTCTAGTCGTGTAAGTGTCGGAACACCTATTGATAACTGTACAAGGACAGCTTTGTTGGTTAGCTTCACCATATTTATATACTCCACTTGGTTTGTCTCATCAGCACAGTAGTAACCAACTACTGTGTACAGGGCAGATAACCGCCCTGTTTCGACAATGTTTACAGGTACTTACCAGCATACCAGCTTGCTGCTACTAACACAGCAACCAGTACGACAAGCACAGCTTTACGAGGGATACAGATAACGTAGTTATCATCTGCCACTGGTGTAGCATCTGGCTCTTGGATAGTGTCTACCCAATCATCAGACAGCTTGGTGTTTATAGCGTGATCAGCTGCCTTGTTGTACCGCCTCATAACGAGACTGTGACGAACCGATACAGCCTTGGCACTACGACCTAGTACCTCACCAATATCAGCATCGGTGAAACCATCACGTTTCATAGACATCATAGTGTCTATGTCTTTGTCTCGCCACGATGTACGAGCATATTGTAGTTTATTCATAGTTTCTTTCCTCCACTATGGTTGATTAGAATAACACTGATTGGTTACCGATAGACCAATCTCTGAACGCCTCAGTATCAGCACACTCAGGATCACGGCGTAACACCGTACTGACGCAGAGTACTGAGAACTCAGCTGGTAAACGCTCCAAGTACAAGCACAGATTACCCATGTTCTTAGGTGTAGCGCGTTGAGCCAAAGCACCAGACATAGCATACAACGTAGCAGCATCTTCCGGCACATCAGCAGTCTTAGGATTGAGTAACGTGTTGTCAGGGTTCGGCAGCTTACGAAAGATCCTCATAAAGCCAACAAACTCAGCAGCAGCACCCTCACCAATAGCACCCTTGAAACATTCGTACTCAGCTTCTGGTGACACAACACCAAGTACTGCACTTACACCCTCCATCCATGACCGTGGTGTAGGGTTACCACCCTCACGTTGTGGGTTGTAGTCATGCAACAAGTTAGGACGGAAACCAATGAAGCTAACAACCTCGGTACGAGCACCGTTGTCGAGAGCATATCTACGCCAATCATCTAGATGTGTCTCTAGCTCTAGCTCAGTCTCACGATTAGCCAAGTGACCAAGTACTTTGTTAGCACCGGCTCTGTCCTGTTTACGATTGCCAGTACTGATAACCTGCCAACCATCGGCCATAGGTACACCATGAACTTCACGTTCTTGGATCAGGTTGGCTAAAGCTTTTTGTAGATCGTTGTCAGCTTGGTTCCTGTCATCGAACAACAGTATACCACCAGTACCATCGTCATACTTGGAACCCTTAGATGGGAACCACTCCGGTAGTTTGTACTTGAACGTGGTGTCAGTAGATGATGACATATCGGGTACACCGAAGTCTTCTACTGGGATGGTAGGTAGATGGCGTTGTATAAAGTGACAACCAATCTCTTTGGCAGTCTGCTGTATACATTGTGTCTTACCACCTCCGGGTGCACCGACTACAGCTACAGGTCTTTTAATCTCCCATAACTTAGCGATGGTGTCTTTCAACAGTGATGCTCTCATTACTTAGTCTCCTGATATAATCTGTGGTCCGGTGCTTTAGTAACCACGGCTTTGTGTTTGTCTCTACCGACCATGTTAACGGTCAGGTTAGCACCCTCAGTAATCCTGTTACGAACAACCTTGGCATCCATCTTGTTATCGAAGTAGATGGGTTCACCATTGTCTTTAGTAACAAGGGGTCCGTATGCCCTCCTCCTGATGGCAAACAGTCTTAGTTTATCCATGTAGTCAGTCTCCTTGTGGTTAGTCTCATCAGTGTGCTGGTAACCAATCAACACAGACAGGGCTGTTAACCCTGTTTCGACTATGCAATGATCCTCTCTTTCACTAGGCTGTGGTAACCATATGACCACAAATACATTGTACGTTTCCGACTTAGCCAAGTTATGTCCTCATACAGACCACCGATATAATGACGGGGCATAGACTGAGTACTGTGTTTGCTAGTAGTCCGACTGTACTTAGTAGAGTTGCCGAACCAAGTGTTAGCTGTCTTATCAAATATGTAGAGAGGCCAGTGATCGTATGACCACACTACATACTGTTTCTTCGATGGATAGTAGTCCCCTGTTAGGGAACCACTGTTGTTTTTAAAAGGTTGCAACTTACTGACGTAACGATGACAACCTTGACCAGTTGTTAGTAACTGTTTCATTTGTCTTCCTTGATAGTCCAGTACCAGTTGTGTGGTATGATGAGGTCAGCATCTTTAAGGGCTGACCTACATGCAGCAGTGCTGTAGTAACCTTTCCATTCGTTCTGTACGTCACCGTTACTGGTGGTGAATACGATCTTAAACATGGTCGGCGTTTGAGCTTGGTATACTACATCAGCTTTAACCTCACTCCACATACCGTCTTTCTCCCAATCAGGGAGATCAGCATCTTCATAACCGAAGTACTTAGCAGCATCTTTCAGCTGTTGTGGTGTAAGCATTATATATCCACCGTTGTAAAACCATGATTGTTGTACTGAACGATGAACTTGTCATAGCCATGCTGTCGTAGTGTCGATCTGTCAGCAACGCTAACAACCGAACCTTGAAAGCATGACATGTTGTCAGTAACTAACAGGTCATGACCAGCAACGATGTCGTATATAGCGTCAGCAACGTTGAGATAAGTACGTAACCGTGTTCTAACGGCCAGTGTCTTAGTAGCAATCTCTTCGTCATGGAACTCAGCTTGTAGGTCAGCTAGTGACCGCCATTGGGTCTGTTTCATAGGATGTCCTCCACAGATTATGTTAAGTTGGATAACAACCAGCTAGTAACTACTGTTTAGTGTTTGTTAGTAGTACTTCGTTGGCCGTCCAGCTTTGTCCCACATCTAGGCCAGAATGTCAAATTAGGGGAGGGTATAAAATCAATGAAGGAGTACGCGGATAGGGGTTAGTAATGTCAAGTATATATGTAAAGTTATGAGGGGTAGGTAAGTAGGTAGTTTAGGTTAGGTAAATGGATAGTAAAATAGATAGTATAAGCTACTGAATAGGCTAAGAAAAATGGACAACTATATAGAATAGGTATTTTTTTTTATTAATATGGCTACCCTGTAGGGTACCTAAAACTTTACATGTCAAGTTATATATCCTCATGAGGAAAGGGTATTATTAAAAAAACTTACCTAATCTACCTAATATATATAGTTGACATGCTTTCTATGGCAATATTGTACAATAAAAACAACAAACTTTACATGGTTTTGTGTCAAGTTATAAAACCCCCCTAAAAATAGATAGTATGTATAATCTATATAGTTGGATATATACTATACAATTTGTAAAGTTGTACTATAAATCTTAGATTATGGCGTAGTATAGACCCCTTACAAGGGCAGTATTGGTACCGTACTGTAGCGGAGCTATAAACCCCCGACGAATGGCGAGTACTATACGAGCAGAGACATACCTATAAGCTTGAAAGCTAGTAGACGCAGGCGGCAGACACAAAGAAACCCGCCAGATTGCTCCAGCGGGTGTCGTTTTATTTGTCGCAGTACATTCCAATCAATGTACCTATAACTGCTCCTATGAGCACTGGCACGATTGGCCACATGTTTAGGACCAGATCAATCATATTAAGACTATGATTGTAATTAGAAGCACAAATGCTAAGGTTGCTCTTATCTCGCCTTTCATGGCGTCCTCCTTGGGTTAGTGTTAGGGCGACTTGCGCCGCCCTAACTGTTCGCTTAGAGTTCGCGAAGGTTTGAGGCCTTCCGAGTGAAAGAGCGGGTTGCTCCGTCACCCTTAATCAGCCGGATCTTTGGCTGAGGAAACGGCCGCTTGACAAATGCAAGCGTAACTACGTCCGCCTCCTTGACCAACTTGGCCAGCTTCGAAGGGGTCACGATTTCGCCCTTGTCAACTGTTGTTGCGAAGTCGCCATCGACCCACAACTTCCACCCATCGAACCGGACCTTGGCTTTGATAACCGCAGCCAATGCGTCCGCAACAGTGTCACCGTCATACTTGCCAGTAGGCGAAGCCTTGATAGTGAAGACCGAAGAACCTTCTTTGGTTTCGATCAGGCGGAAGTTACCTTCCCAACTTGGTGAATTAGCCATAAGCTAACTCCTTTCGAATGCGCCGAACCGTGGCGCTACCGATAATCGGACGAACGTCCTACGGCTTCGGCTAGGATGCCCAGAACAGTGGACTTCAAGTAACGTGTCTAGGTTTCCCTGCGGCGTCTGTTCCCGCCGCTTCGACAATTATCTTTTCTCATAACTAGACCAAAATGTCAAGTTATGAGCTTTTGCTCTGCCAATCTGCTGCGGCTGTCACCATGCTGTCGCCGTGCTGGTCATGGTCGATAGAGGGGGGAGGGGGGTACATGGACTACGGATTTTGCATAGCCCCCTTATTATAGTAATCCTCACACTGCACAGGCCCAAAAAAGGACCGTGTCAAGTTTGTCAAGTTAGCCCTGTAATCTATTGACTGCTAATCTTGGCCATGTATATCTACAAAAAAACGAGGTGCTTTATGGACAATCTCCCCCTGTACCACACCAAATGGTCTGACCGATTAGCCTTTGACATAGCCTTAATGCTGGAAGGCAGCGGTGAAACCGTAGACGAAATTAAAGACCGCCATCATATTACAGCCCATGATCTGACTGCGTTTAACGCAGACCCTATTTTTACAAAACGTGTAGACGCTTACCGGACAGAGGTTACTGAAAAGGGGCTTACGTTTAAACTAAAGGCTCGCGCTCAAGCCGAAGAACTACTTACAACATCGTGGCTTTTGATCCACAACCCTGATGTATCTGCGGCTGTTAAGGCTGATCTTATAAAATCCACGGTTAAGTGGGCTGGGCTTGAGACTAGGAGCGATGACAGTGATGGCCCCACTGGTGGCGTTAAGATTACCATTAACCTAGGCGGTGAAGATAAGACCATGACCGTTGAGCCGGACATTGTGGAGGATGCCCAGATTGCCACTTGACATAGACTACACACCCCCAGCTACGGGGCGTGACTTTATGAGTTCGGACGCTAAGATGCGGGTCCTTATGGGTCCGGTTGGTTCAGGCAAATCCGTTACCTGTTGCTTTGAGGTTGTCCGCAGGGCGTCTGCACAAAAACCGGACGCTACTGGTAAACGGCGAACTCGTGCGGCTGTGGTCCGTGAGACAGCACGGCAGTTACAGGATACAGTTATTAAAACATTTTTGGATTGGTTCCCGCCGGGAGTATGTGGTCGGTACATGCGGACAACCAAGACATATTTTTTTGAAGTGGGAGACGTTGAGTGCGAGATAATGTTTCGTGCACTGGATGATGCCGACGATGTAGCTAACCTTAACTCGTTAGAGCTTTCGTTTGCGTGGTTTAACGAGTGCCGTGACATACACCCTGACATAATGGACGCTATGTCTAAACGCATTGGGCGTTTTCCCAGTTCCAAGGACGGTGGCCCGACTTGGCACGGGATGTGGGGTGACACTAACCCGCCAACTATGGACACTTGGTGGTACTACCAGATGGAGGGGCTAAGTCCTAAAGACGGAGTAAGTCCTAACGACAATGGTTGGGCTGTGTTTAAGCAACCTAGTGGTCGTAGTGCGTTTGCTGAAAACGTGGAGAACTTACCGGATGAGTATTACGACACGCAGGGTCGCAGCGAAGAGTATATTCGGGTGTTTATTGACGGAGAGTACGGGCTAAGTTCGGCAGGACAGCCTGTGTATAAGTACTTCCGACCAGATTACCACATGGCAAACAAACCCCTTAACATAATTAACAACGGCATACGGCCTGTTATTGTGGGTATGGACTTAGGGTTGACACCTGCTGCTGTGGTGGGTCAGCTTGATCCTAGAGGCCGTACAATTATCCACGATGAGGCTGTTAGTTTTGATATGGGGGTACAGAGGTTTGTACGCACTGTTCTTAAACCGTTACTTTATGAGCGTTTTGCTGGTGTGCCTGTGCTTGTTGTAGTTGATCCCGCCGGTGTACAACGGGCGCAGACTGATGAACGCAGTGCTGTCGATATAATTAAAGCCGAAGGACTTAGAGTTATAGCGGCTAAAACTAATAACGTAAGTGCGAGGATCAGCGCGGTTGATAATTTTCTTATGCGTCAAGTTGATGGTGACAGCGCGTTTGTTGTTGACCCTAGGTGTACACAACTTAAAGCCGCAATGATGGGTGGCTATAGGTTCCATCACAAAAACGGAACTATTGACAAAAACAAACACAGCCATGTGGCTGAAGCTTTGCAATATTTTATGCTGCATATAACAGCTGCAGATGGAGGGGCTTTACTGACGCAACGTCGAGAAATAAAAAAAGTAGCTGCAGGTGGCTGGACTTGACATAAGTAAAACAATCTGGTAGCGGGGAATTACACTGCTCCCTGATGATTGTATTCATTAGTTCTCCTACTAGCCCACCGGTTTTTCCTCCACTGCCGGTGGGCTTTTTCTTTACTTGTTTAAAAATTTTATGCGTGTATATACTTGCCCATATTCATAGGAGGTACACATGCCCGAAAATAGACCAATGGATTATCGTAAGCCATCTACAAGGACATTTATAACTAGAGGCGGAAAAGATACCGAAGTCAGAGCCGCTGCGATTGCCGCAGCCGCAGATTTAAAGCGTGTTGCGAACAATAAAAAAGGCATGTTATCTAATAATCCTGTCCAACAAAGTTTAAAACGTATTAGCGATAGGGCGTATAAACAGGCATATGAAACCAAAGGCGGCGGCGGTAAATAAATATGGTAGGACTTTCTGTATTACGTGTTGTTAGTAACGACCAGATGGTACGTGATGAGGAAGCTGCTTCTAATCGTGCCCTTGAAGATCGTCAAAACACAGAGTTAATTTTAGGACTTACTTCTTACCTAAGACAATGTTGGGATGCAGCACGTATTGCTAAAAAACCCATCGAAGACATAATGCTGAGAGCACTACGCCAACGAGCCGGACAGTACGAGGCGGACAAACTACGACAGATTCAAGGTCAAGGCGGGTCTGAAGTATATATGATGCTCACTGAAGTAAAATGTCGTGGGGCTGAAAGTTGGCTTCGCGACATTTTATTAGATACAGGAACTCCACCTTGGGATTTAACTCCTACACCTATTCCTGATTTGTCGCCTGAGCAATCTGGTATAATACAACAGATTTTTGCGGATAAAGTTCTACAAGCTATTCAAGCTACCCAACAAGCTCCTTCTATTGAAGAAATGGAAGAACTAAAAGAAGTAGTTAGCCAAGACTATAGGTTTAGAATACTACAAGACGCTCAAAATCGTGCCGATAAAAT